CAGTTTCTATGGTTGTAGCTCGTTACTATCAATAGATATTGGCAATATTGTAAGTAACGGTGCAGACGCATCGAACCAGTACAGGGGTTGTACAGCATTAACAACTGTGCCTTTATTTAATGTATCTAGTGTTACAAATGCTTATGCAATGTTTTCTCAGTGCACAGCATTAACAACTGTGCCATTGTTAAATTTATCTAACTGTACAAGTACACAGTCAATGTTTTATCTGAGTACATCATTAACAACTGTACCTTTATTTAATTTATCTAACTGTACAAGTACGTGGTCAATGTTTTATCAGTGTACAAAATTAACAACTGTGCCATTGTTAAATTTATCTAACTGTACAAGTACGCGGACAATGTTTTATCAGTGTACAGCATTAACAACTGTACCATTGTTAAATTTATCTAGTGTTACAGATGCTTATGCAATGTTTAGAGACTGCACATCTTTAACAACAATCCCGTTGCTTGATTTATCTAGCGTTACAGATGCTACAAATATGTTCGCAGGCGTGACGCTGACAACTCAAAGTTATTCTGATTTTTTAATAAATCTCGCTACGCTGCCGCTACGAAGCGGAGTGACATTTAGTGGTGGCAACAGCAAGTACAACCCTACAGCCGCAATCGCTAGAGCATATTTGATTTCTAATTTTGGATGGACTATTACTGATGGAGGCGCAGCATGATAAACAGTTTTATTGCAGAGTCACATTGTTATGTTGTTGCTCACAACAATATCGATGATTACCGAATTTGTGAATTGGGCGCAGGTAATGAGTTGTCTAGTTTACTACCACACTTTGAGCAATTCGACACTTACGAATTAGCACTAGCTAGAGTGCCTGTTGAGTTTAGACCCAATGACGAACAGCTATAAATTAGCTGAACGCATTAACTCACAAGTAAATGCGTCAGTCACTTACAAAACAGATTTAGAGCAGTACGGCAAGCCTGAGCATTGGTGTTTACCTACCGCTTTTGGCGATTGTGAAGATTATGCTTTGCTCAAGCGTAAGTTACTGCTAGAGCAAGGATGGCCTAATGACAAACTAGGTTTATGCGTGTGCTATATGCCAGATGGAGGCGGTCATTGTGTGTTGTGGGTTGATACAGACAAAGGCAGTTTTATTTTAGACAACAATTACAACTGGCCTGTTAGCCCTGTTGATTTAGCTTATAGATGGGAGTCAATGCTATGCAATGGCAAATGGTTAAAGTTATTGGCTTGGCAGTAATGCTGTCGGCTTGCACAACAAGCAATACGCTCAAGCCTGTTTTGGGTGATGAATCTTATACTCCGATGGGGTGGGTACAGTATTGTAATGACAATCCAAAAGAGTGCAAATAAATAGTTTGTAACTCTTTTGTAAGTATCTATAGACAACCACAGAAAGTGTGTTACTATCAGTACATAGAACAAGGAAGTTCTTTCTATGTTTACGGGTGTGCAGAAAGTGTCTTAACGTATGAGCTGGAAACAGCTTGAGTGGTTTAGGCAACCACCACATCCACCAATCTCTCGTTATAGCTCAGTCCTGCTGACGAGGCCATTAAATTAAAATAAATAATTAAATAGGGGGCACAATGGTACAATACAAAATTATAGCTGTTATTGTTTTTATTGTGTCTTCCTATTTAGTTGGCTTACACACAGGTAAGATGCAAGAGCTTAGAAAGCAAGAGGTTGTTGCATTGAGGGCAAATGTTAACCAACAACAAGCATCTGTTAAAACAGTGACAGAATACGTTGACAAAGTTAAAATAGTGAGGCAGAAAGGTGAAACAGTTATTAAAGAAATCCCTGTGTACATCACAAAAGATGTTGATAGCGGTTGTGTCATCCCTGATGCTTTCGGGGTGTTATGGAACACATCAAATAGTAAATAAGCCTCCTGAAATCTTAATGCGTCCTGCTGTATCAATAACAACATTAAAACTAAAAGAGAGTGAGATAAAACTTTCCGATGTTATATTACAACACAATGTTGAGTCTACAATCTGTAAAGAGACAGAACAACAATTGAAGTCTTTGCAGGATTGGGTGGATAGTGCCACTAAATAGTGTCACTAAATAGTGCCACTAAATAGTGCCACTAAATAGGTGCAAAATGAAAAACAATAAAATTGACAATCTACTAGAGTCATTAGACGCAATAGCAGCTTACCACAACAGCCATGAATATGGCCTACCACTTTATGACGAGAGCGTTGTTGAAGAGATGCGTAACTGTGTTTTGGAGTGGATAAATAATAATAACAAGGAAAGTATATGTGCCGTTGTCGCTCCTGTAATGGGCAAATGAAGTCGTCTGAGATGGCTAAACAGCTCCCTGATGGTAGTTGGAATGATTTATGTAATAAGTGTGTGTTTGCGTCTCAAGATGAACAATACGAGCATGATTTTGTATTAGGCAGTTTAACAGAAGATTTAATAGGGTGTAATGGTATTCAGTTTACACAGTATAGCGAATAATGCTTGCATATTATTCTCTAGTGTGTTAATATACTGTTGATGATGTATATACACTCTGGGGACGTTGACGGCTGCTTGTTTATAAGTAAAGTTGGCTATCCCTTTATAAGTGTTCCGCTACTTTAAATGCGTATCAAAAAGATACTTGTATAGGTTGTGGCTACCGATTACAAGATAGTGCCAAAGAGGTATACTGTTTAGTATGTTTGTATGGTGTTGCCACTAGGTTATAGTAATATAACGACAGCAATAAGAGATGAAAAGGGCTAAGGAATAGCAGTAATTCGTCCATCAAGTGCAACGGAATGTTTATAGTAAGTAGTGTGCCTCTCTCTCCACGCACTTAGGACAATGGAAGTCCACTTACTTCTTATTTGATATGCACATCACGCCTCTACACAAAGCGCACTTTGATGTGTTTTTATAACATACCTGACAAGCCTCTTAACAATGCTCAAATTTACAGGTTTTTAACTTGAGTCTACCCAAGCGTAGGTAAGAGTGGTTTAACGACTAATGTTACACCACCACTCAGACTAAATTTGCACATAAATCTACTGTAGCAAGGAGACGGGTTTAACAACCTATCTACGGCCAACCTCTACATAGTAGTGCAATCTAATTTACAAACAACATAAACGGACAGGGTGTTCACTCACTAAGAAGTGGAGTAAATCCTAGTCGGGTTGTTTGTAACTAATACGGGAGTATTTCCTACCGTCTGGCTGTAAACCAGATGTCGTTAAAAGGTAGGTGGCTTGACTAGAGCTTCGAATGCTTATGCTCCCACCAAATTAGGAAAGTAAAACAGATAGGTTCTGTATCCACCTGCTAAGTGAGATGACTGTAAAAGGTTTCTTTTCGAGTAAGATGCTTTCCGCCAAATTGCTCACCAACATTTTTGTTGAAAGAGGTAGCTGAATGTCGTTCATTAACGATGTGTTCCGCGCAGCTTATAATACGCGGTCATTAAATTAAAATAATAAATTAAATTCTCACTAGCTGTAAAGGAATTAGTATGACAGTAAGAAAATATAAAACAAACGATGAGTTTGCAAAAGCCAATCAAGAAAAATTAAAACCTTTTGAAGAAGTTACAGCTAATCAACCTACAGGCACAGCTAATTTAAAATCCCTAGCTAAACTGTTAAACTCGTTCAACTCAGAAGCAACAGCAGTTGTTGTTGAGATGATGCGTAAACAAACAGCTAAAGATGCTGATAGATTAAATGCTGCTAAGTTCATCATCTCTCAAACAACAAACATTTTAGCACAGATTGACCGTCAGAAAGTAATGGTTAAACAGATGCGTCATTATGACGTTCAAATTCAACAAGCAGAGATTAGAAACTCATTATTATCTGAGGAAGGTGATGGTGGTGATGACATCAATGATGCAGAGTTTACAACAGATTTGAGGTTAATCAGCTAATAAGGACACCTTATGGCAATAGAGAAAAAGGAAGTTATCTCTCCTAAGAGCGTAAAGCAATGGAAGTTTATTAACTCTGAAGCAGACATCGTAGTGTTCGGTGGAGCAGCAGGAAGCGGAAAAACATTCTTAGGGATTATGGACTTCCTTAAACATATCAAACACCCAAACTTTAGGGGGCTAATCACTCGTAGAACAACTCCACAGTTGCAAGGTGCAGGTGGTGTTATTGATACAGCGATGCAACTATTTAAGAAAGTTGATAGCGGTGTCAAGTATAAAGCACAAAAGAATAAGTTTGTATTCTCAAGTGGTGCAGAAGTGCATCTACGACATTTTGAAAGTCTAAACTCAAAGGACAACTTTCAAGGCTTACAAGCCAATGAAATCTTGGTTGACGAGGGACAACAGTACATAGAGGAAATGGTTCTCTATTTAATGTCTCGTATGCGTAACCCTGCTTGTCCTCAAGTAATACCTAAGATGCGTATTACTTGTAACCCCCTTAAAGATTGCTACCTCCATAAATGGATTGAGTGGTATCTTGATGAAGATGGCTACCCTATCCCCGAAAGAGATGGTGTTATACGCTACTTCATTCGTAAAGATGATACGATGATATGGGGTAATACAAAACAAGAATTAATAGACGAATATCTTACACCAACATTTAACCCTACACCACTAAGTTTTCAATTCATTTCAGCTACAGTTAGAGATAACCCTGTTTTAATGGAAGTGAACCCTGAATATGTTGGTTGGTTAGAAGGTTTAAAAGATGTTGAACGTGCAAGACTACTGTTAGGTTGTTGGAATGCTGCTGAGAAGTCAGCGAGCTATTGGCGACCTGAATGGTGTGAAGTAGTTCCACTACAACCAATGAAAGTAATTAAGCGTGTAAGAGCTTGGGATATTGCAGGAACATTAAAATCTGATATTAACCCTGACCCTGACTATACAGCAGGGGTATTGATGTCGAGAGATAAGAACGGTGTTTCTTATGTTGAAGATGTTGTACGCTTTAGAGCTAATTTTGGCGAGGTTTACGAGAAGATATTAGCTGTTGCTAAAGAAGATGGTGACGATGTTATTATTGTTGTGCCACAAGATGCTGGAGCAGCAGGTAAGGCTTATGCCTCATCTATCATTAGAGACTTAGCTAATGAAGGCTTCTATGCCAAAGCTAAGGCAGCTAATCAGAGCAAAGTAATACGGTTTGCACCATTTTGTGCTGCAAGCGAATCAGGAAGTGTAAAGATTGTACAGGGTGATTGGAACGAAGCATTCATCAAAGAACTAAGTGAGTTTGATGGAATACGTTCTAGGAAAAGACATGACGATTAATAACATGGTTGTCTATAAACTTATCTAATTCGGTGGACATCTCTAAGAGACAATACCGAGCGAAGACTGAATAATGCTAATCCACTTGTAGGTGTAAAGACTACGAGAAACGTGTTGGCGTTATTCTTTTACGTGTGACGGTCATCGAAAAGACTGCTTATGGCGGTACTGAGTAGAGTAGCTTCAAGTGAAGCGAAACGGTAAGCTCTTGTTATATACAAGATGAAGATATGACCTGAACTATATGGCGACATATAGCAGCCTAATAAGCGGAACAAGACTAACGCCCTTGTTTGAACATATTGCAAGTCGATAGTTGTGGGGACGCTTTCATGCTCCTAGCCTCAGCTATCAGTATTCCTACATTTTCAATACCCGATATGACAACAACTAATAGTTTTAAATTCTAAGCTATTACCAATAAGGAGGCTATGTGGAATTAGAAGCTGACGTTAGTAGCCTCACTACTGGCACAGGAACAATCCCTAGAATCAAGTTACAAGAACAAGGTTTTACAGGGCTACAAGTAAGTAAC